GCAAGGGTTCTGGGACAGATGTGACTGGATACTCGGCACAGACGGCAAAGGGAGACCAATTGAACCGGGAACACTCCCGGTGGTTGATGGGAATCCCACCAATTTGGAGTGCCTGCGCGCCTACGGTAACGCGATCAACCCGGAAGTAGCAAAACAATTTATTAGAGCGTATTTGGAGATATAACATGAGTATCAAGAACCGATTACAAAATGTCAAGAACCAAGCACAAGGTGTCAAGGGAGTGTTGATACTCCTGGTGCTTTTCGCGTTATGGTGCAACAACATCCACTACCTCGTAGACTCACAGGACAGGTATCGCTTGAGAATTCGAGATGTAGTTTCGGTTATCGGAGTAACAAATGTGCCTGTGGGAGTAATCAACGGTGCCGTATACCTATATGAAGAGTCGGTCTCACGTTAAACCCGAGGTATGATATGAGCGAAAACAAGTACCAACGAACCATCGCTGTACGTAACAGAGAGCCTGTAGTCGTAGATGTCTATGATGTGCTAGAGGCGTTTAAGGTCACATGCCCCGCCCTACAGCATCTGATAAAGAAGGCACTATGTGCAGGTCTTCGAGGGCATAAGGACACCGCAGAAGACTTGCGGGACATCGAGGCGAGTGCGAAGCGGGCTATACAACTGAGGGATAAGCGGATCGATCAGATTGGAGTATCCGACGATGAATCCTGAAATACTATTAGAGTTAGCGAAGAAGTGGGAGAGGGAAGTCAAAGATAGTGAAGAGGCGACCGCCAGTAGAGATGCCCCGAGTGGACCGAGTGGCGCGGCCATCCAAGACAGTGAAGAGCGGAAAGAGTGTGGACGTAGAGAGTCGAAAAGAGAGTGCGCAGATACCTTACGCACTTTAGTTCAGATGCTGGGCTAGAAGTTAGTGGGTGTGTGGCTGCCCTTTACCGGCGGCTGCACTCCTTGGTACATAGAAGTCCTCTTTAATACTCCTCATATCCTCCTTCAAGTCCTCCATTGTACTCGTCAGATGCTCCATGTCCTGCCTCATCGTCACGTGATTGGTGTAGACGCCACCCCCTGATATTATCGCGGATACTGCTATGGCGATCATTATCTCGGTGAACAGTAACGTCGAAGTCCTTACAGATGGCATGGTTTTATCCTCAAAAAAGAGCCCGGTAAGCGTGAACTTACCGGGCTATTGACTACTTAAAGACCCTCGATACTAATTGATGTACAGATTGTCAGCATTATAGCCGTAAGGCGCTGAAGTGGAGTATGCAGCAGCAGAGAAAGAACCACCCTGGATGCCTGAGTAACTGAAGTCATAGGTGTGGAGCCAACCGGTGGTCACTTCGCCGCCGTAGCAGTGGTGTAGGGTGCTCATTGTTCCGCATAACGGGTAAGAGGTCGCGCTACGTGACTGACCACTCAGCGTACCCTGATATGTCATACCCTGGCCAAACTGAAGGACAGTGACTACGAAGGTGTTGCCACCATGATTCTGATTTGAAGAATACTGGTTTGCAGAAAAGTACTCCCATCCGACATTAGAGGAGAAAGTGGAGTAGACCTCAAAATGGGTGATACCTGCACCACCAGAGGCCATCGCCATGACCATCGCTTCACCGGTGTCAGCGGCTTTCTTCCCGCCCTTGGTGCCACGTTCAGCTTTAGCGGCGGCGCGTTCGGCTTTCCGGATGGCAGCGTCGCTCAGGTTGATCTCAATCGGGACACCATCAGCGGCGAAGGCTTCAATATCTGCGGTGACAACACCGGCTTCAATGGTAGCGGCGTTGGCGGTAAAAGGTACACATAGAGCAACAGTAATCAGTAGAGAGATGAGTTTACAATTCATGGAGTTTCCTAGCTAAGGGTTAAATGAAGAGCCGGATAAAAGCCCTTCGGTATGAGATTTTAGTTTAGTTGGCAAATATACTAGATGTCAACTCCGAATGTTACACAGCTATTTCTGTAATGGTGATCGTCGAGCTGTACACGCCTCCAAACAGCCGGGCACCAGACTCCCCATTGAAGTAGACGGTGGCTGCTACGTTTGGCCCTGCCCGCACCTTGAATGTGGTCGAAGAGGTAGTCCCCGCAGTCATGTAGTGGACGAAGCTGGGGGATGTAGCACCATCGGCGGTGCTCACCCTGCTACTCCCTACCGCCAAAGCGTCCGCCGTTGAGTCCTGGAACAGTGCCATGACCACATGGTTTGCGCCGGTGGATGAGAACTGACCCGTCACTTCGATCTTAAGTTTGTTGGAGGAGTTAGTGGGCGTTATCGCCAGTGTCATAAACTCCCCACCCTCCGTGTTCTGGGGTATCGTGTCGTCCCGAGGTACGACTGTTGTGGTGCTTGCGAGTGCCCCATCACTGGTATTCACAACCTGGACAACCTTGTCATACCGGGCTGTCTCTGCCAGGGGTAAGCCCGAAGCCCGCTCGTAGTTGGTACAGCGCCAATCCCCGGTCGCGTACTCGAAGAACTCCGCCACGTCACCCGCAGCTGTGGTGATGTTGGCTCCCGTCGGCAGTACCAAGTCTGTTGCGTGATGGGTGAGCGTGAGCGCCCCGTCGAATTGTAACTTGATGGTCGTACCCACCCCTAGTGTGGCTATCGAGGTTACGGTGGTAGTGCCCGTGACATCGAACACGTTCCCATCTGCGATCAAAGGGAGGGCAGTGGCACTGGCCACGTCCACCCCTTTGTTTTGAGTACAGGTCTCATCCCAGGTGTTCGTCCCAGTCCAGGTGTTGTCACCACCCAGGATTGATGACCCGTCATCCATGGCAGTCCATACGCTCACGTTCAAGTAGTACATGGTGCCCGTGGAGGTCTTCTGCCAAAAATACAGGCTCCCGTCGGTGGCGGGCTCTGCCTCTTGGTCTACAAATATGTTGTCGATGAAGTCTGCGAGGGCGAGGGCTGTACCAGCACTGTCGATGGCAATCAATTTACTCGCAACAGGCTCAGGGAGGGTCAAGTCGATGCCCGACACATCCGAGTCCGCCAGTTGGAATGATCGATCCATCCGCTCAGCCAGACGTTGGCACACCGTGGTCAACAGGTCAAAAGCATCCTCTTTCTGGGCGGCAGGGTCAGGGTCGTTCTCCACCCAGTCCGTTTCTTGGACTATCTCAGGGTCTCGGTACACCACGACATTCCCGGTGCCAGTTGGGGGAGGGGTGAGCATGGTCACATTGCCCCCTGACGCCCCTCCTGCCCCTGTCAGGGTGTAGTCTGTTGTCAGCACCTTGAGCACGTCATCCACGTAGACCACCAAATCCGCGTTGGCCAAGAACCGGTAGGGGTATGAGAAAACGGTCGTTACGGTGTTGCCGTTGTAGGATGTTCGGTTTACCGTTGAAGCTATTGTCATTTCATTTACCTTGAATCACTCAAAAACAGAATTAAACATGCCTTAGAAGGCCGAGGGGGATCCCGGCTCTTCGCTCTCTGGGATCTCCGCATAGTCCTCTGTTATGCCAAACATACCCGCCTGGAACATGTAGGCGTGGATCTGAGACCCCACGTCGAACCGGGCAGCGGCGGTGTCTGCCCTGCTCAGCAGCTTCGCCCCGAACTCAGGGTTGAGCAGTGCCTCCACAAACACCTCCTGGGTTTTCTTCATCGGTAACTTGGCGAAGATCTGCTGGGCGAACCTTGATCCTGCGGCATGGACGATCAGTCCATGGCCTGCGGTGGATGATGGTGCCGCCTTTCCCGCCACAAAGGATCCCGTGGACCGAATCATCAGGTCATAGAAGAAGTCGGGGACGTTTTCCATTTCATCAATGGAGGTGTCGGCCTTGAGCGCCTTCTGAATCTTCCCAGCCTCCTCAAATAGTGTCTCGATGTGTAAGCGGCCCACCGAGTCGACGAGCCCTTCCTCCGTCAGGATGTCAATCAGAGGTTTCCCTCTGGAACTAACAGGGTTAAATAGTGTGGCCTTGATCTGGTCTATGCTTTGAGTACCAGTGGTGGCGGATGAACTCTTCACCGCGAAGTCATAAATCGCGGCTTTTAGGCCATCCATGCCTTCCGGCCCCCCTCTGCGTGCCAACTGGATAAGCCGTCGCAGATCTTTGGTGGGTGTTTTGCCACGGAGTGCAGTACCCACTACCATGTCGGGGTTCTCTGTCCCAAGTAGTCGAGTGAATGCTGACTTCTGATCTGCGAGTTTGGACGCGTTTTTAACAGATCGCTCGACCCCCTTACGTGCTGTCTCCGACGTGATCGCGTCAGTGAGATCCTTCTGCACTGCGGGGAACCTCGACAGCAGCGCTTGGTTGCTCTGGACGAAACGGGATAGACGTGATGCGTTGACTTTACCAGTGACAGGGTCTACCGAGTCAGCCGCAGCAAGACGGACAACCCTACTCTGCGCGTCCAACATAGTTTGGTATGCGCTCGCGTCACCCTTACCCTTGGTCAACATGAACCGGGTGGCCTCTTCCAAGTCTGCGAGCTGTAGCGACCCGGCATCCCCACCTGACGCCAGAGCCTTCTTTATCAGGGTCTCAGGTGGGATGCGTGGGCCGTACTTGCCGGTCGCACGGGACTTACCGGCGAAGGATCGGGTGAAGACGTCGTTCAGCTCCCTGGAGAAAGATCTCGCAAGGTCGTACTGGTCTTTTATGGCCCCACCCATCCCTTGGTACGCGGTATCCATGTCATCCAGAACCGATTCGGCAAGTTCACCGTATACTCTGGCGTCGTTTGATGCTAACTGGTCTTGTGCCTGCCTTGCCAACTCCAGTGCTTTGGATCTGAAGCCGATGAGCTGTTTCATGGGGATAGAGCCAGGGATCTGCTCCTGGGCTTCCCTGACGAAGTCGTTAACAAAGGCTGGCAACTTAGCCCCCCACGGCAAGTCTGCCTGGGCTTTCTTGTAGGCAGCGACTAGGCCGTCTATCCCTGTGGTAGCGTCAGTGGGGATGGCGTCCCACAACTCGCTCTCCGCCTTCCGTGCCTCGGACAGCACTTCGCCCACTGATTCAGATGCCAGTCGGCTGATCTCCATCCGAGAAGTGGCATTGTCGGTGGTGATCCTCGCGGCGGCGTCTGCGGCGGTCTGCTCTGCCATGGCCAACCGGCTCGACAATATACGGTTAAATTCTTTGCTACGGATCTGTGCAGCGGCTACCAGTGCTTGGGGATCTCCTGTGTTGTGCAGCGCACGGAACATGCGGTTGATGGTCTCCAAGCTATCAGTGGCCATCGCTCTAGACTCGGTGCTGAACCTATGGCTAAACCCTGCCACATGCTGCTCAATCGCGGCCATGGTAGGCGACCCCGTCTTCTGGGCTATCGTTCGGACGAGTCCTAGAGGGTCAGTCTCTCTCGCCAGTTGGGCTACGAGTGCCGGGTCTTCGCCTGCGAGTTCGAGCACACCCTTCAGCCACTTTGAGGCCGCAGTCTCTTGCGCCTCTGCGCTGAACGCCTGCATGACTTTGCCAACGTAGCTCGTAGCGACCCGGCCTGCGCCTATCGCCATCTTGGTGGGGTTCAGCGCCCCCGCTGCCACTTCAGACGCGACACGGGTGCCTATCTCTCCTGGTGCTACACTCTCAGCCGCACCCCCCGCCAGTGCCGCGCTGACTGCCGCAGATCCCTCTGCCAAGGCGAATGCCTTAGGTGAAGCCTTTGCTGTCCGGATGACTCGATTGATCCAATTGCCCACCATCCCGGTTGATCGTATCTGATACCCAACCGGTGCCAACATAGGGGCTGCCATAAACGGCAGACTCCCAGCGAACGATTCACCTGCGATAGCGTAGGGGCGTAGATCTGGGGGTATATCTGATATCTCGGGGGTGGTGATCGGGACGCCATCTCGGGTGACCTTCGCGAGTTGGCCCCGGATAGTATGGCCCAGTTCAGACCCCATGACCCCACCCACTACCGCACCAATTCCGCCCGCGATGACCGGTCTTGCGGGGAAAATGCGGGCACCGGCTTTCGCTCCTGCGATTGCGCCCCCCACCATACCGGTGCCTTCCACTAAGCCACCCACCGCGCCTTGAGTCAGAGCTGTCTGTGCGTCAGACCCCCCAGCCCCTCCTAGCTCCGGTGGTAGAAACCCTTCTGGGTTGGCCTGGGGTGCATCGATCACGTCACTGGGGACGGCGTCTCCCAATCCAGGGAAGCCCATCGCCCGCCCCAACTGTCTGAAGGTCGCGCCGACAACTTGGCCCCCCGATAGAGATATCGCACCTGATGGGATCTGCCTGGGCTGGGGGCCTCCAGGTTGACCTACGCCCTGTCCAGCACCACTAGGCCGTGCCTCCGGGGGTATGAACGCTTCTGGAGTTGCTGGATCGGCCATTACTGTTCGCCCCCGTCAGTGTTACCTTTGGTTAGGACTTCGTTGCCCCAGCGGTACTTGGCACCGTCGGGGATGTTCTTGTACTCCGCCTCGGTAGATACCAGAGGGGGCACGCTCAGCTGACTCCTGAACCCGACCAAGCCATTCAGGACGTTCAGGGCGTGGGTTCGCTCCTCCCCCCCGACCGAGGGGTTAGTCGCCGTCCTGTACGCGGACTCCTGACGGACAGAAAGGGCCGCGTCAATCGCGGTCAACCTATCTCTGTACGCTGTCGGGTTGTCCATGAACCTAGGATCAATGGATATGTCTTGCTCAATCGCTTTACGCTCACCTTCGGCGTATCTGGGGTTATTCTGGAGCACCCGAACCAGTTCCCTCTGCACGAACGGCACGAAGTTCCGGGCCTGGGTATACTTACCGAGGTCAAACCCTTTGCTGACCGCGCCCCCGATAACTGGTAGCCCACTCGCGAACTCTGCGGCCGCCGGACCGGGGCCGGTAACTAGTCCCGCCATATCCCATATGCTCTGCCCATCCCCTGGTGCGGTACTTAGTGCTGCCCCTGGTTGGTTTGAGTTAGGTGGTTCTAGTATCGCACCTGGCCCGCCCTGGGGTAGGGTCAGCCCTGCCTGATCCATCGCTTGCTTGGCATAATCTGGCAGTGGAACTTTCCCTGGTTGAACCAGACCAGTGTCTGGGTCTTTGAGGGTTGAGTACTCCGCCACAGCAGACATAAAGATCATCTGATCCTCCTCCGACGCCATGCCATTGGCGACCATGGGCGAGAGGTCTATCATGTGCTGGATAGACCGGCCTCTGAGTCCCTTACCGAATGTGAGATCGTCAGTGGCTACGTGTGCCCCTGCCATCTTGGATATCTGTTCAGTGGTTGCAGACCCGCCGATGACCTTCTCGAACTCGGCTACTTTGGCTGAAAGAGTCTTGGGGCTGCTGGTGGGTGCGACCCCCGCAATCCGTTCACGCTCTGTCGTGGTCAAATCCCGACCCAGGATGGTCTTGGCACGGTTGACCGCATCCTCTCCCTGCTTGATACCGTTCGCTTTGACACTGGATGCACGGGCAACCTGAGACCGCAGACGGATCATCGTCTCAGTGGCCATCGACTCCGCCGCACCTTCAGCGTTGAGGATGGTAGCGGCGGTGTCTGGGTCTCCATTGTCGAGGTTGGCCGATACTGCTGCCTGTATGAACGCCGCCTCACCTTCACGTCTCCAGTCGTCCTCTTGCTGGGGTGTAAGGGCCTCCTTCATCATGTCTACTTCTTCATACCAAGAGTCGAGCGAGGTTGCGAGGGTCATTGGGTCGGGGGAGTCCCCCACTCCGTCCGCGAGTTCGCCTAGCCGAGAGTTCTTATGCTCTCCCAGTACCCTGAACTGCTCCTTGGTGCCCTCCGCATATGAGCTACGAGTCCACTTCCCTCTCACGTCATCTATGCGGGCCGTAAACTCTGCAACACTAGCTTCAGATCCTCCGTGGGCGCTTATCGCCTCTCCCGCGTAGTCCCTCAGCGTCTGGTGGTATTTTTTAACGACAGCCGGGTCCGCGAGGTTTTCCTCTGCTCGAACCCTGACCATCTCTGTGTGGACCTTGAGCTTGTAACCGTTTAATCCCATGACACGGTCTATGGTGTCGTTCCGGGAACTCTTCCGCATCTCTGCGGCCTGGATGACCTGGGCCTCCCTGGTTATCCCCTGCCCCAACGCAGATACACCCCGCCCCACCTCCTGCAAACCTTGGGCCTCTGGGCTATTGAGCGATGCACGGGCCTGCGATTGGGGCCCCAACGGCTGCACCTGTGGACCGGCTACTACTGGTATATTCCCCATCTCTTTCTCTCTTGGTGTTAGTTTAGTAAGCGGGACGCGCCCTGCGCCACATGCCCTGCGGCGCTGAACAGTGAACCCCTCTGTGCAGATCTACCCTGACGCCTCGACAGGCGACCTTCCGCCTCGAAGGACTGGGCGGAGCGTTCACCCCCCGATCTCAGCGTCAGTGCGTCCAGCTCAGAGGTGTAGAGTTGCTCGTCCAGTATGTCGGCAGGGGAACCTTCCAGTGTCACCCCTGCGGCCGCATAGGCTGCACGGGTTGCCCCCTGTTGTTTCTTGGCGAGAAGACGGTGCCTCCGTTCTCTCTCAGCCCCCTCCTGCTTCGCGGCAATAGCGTTGTTGCGGGACAGAGCCGCGTTGTAATTGGATGCAGATTCCGCGGCTTTTCCCTGGTTGATCACCCCCATGACGGAGATAGCTGTACCAACCAGCGACGCCACGGTGCCGAGTGTGCCCAGCGCAGATGCGGTGGCTGTGGTTGCTACTACTGCGGTGCCTGCGGTGGCTGCGGTGGCTGCTGTGGCGGCTGTGGCGGCTGTGCCTGCACTACCCATTGCGGCCATTGCCGCGCCTATGAAAGCCATTATTTTGTCCTCGCGTAAAGTGCGCAGTCTGCGCCGGTAGGGTCGTAGGATATCATGCGCTCAGCTTCGAGTTTGAAGCCCAACATTTGGATCCAACGGTGTGCTGCTGGAAAATCACAGTTAACCGCAGCTTCAATTCTGCGGTAGGGCGCGACGTGGAGGAACCGGGCTACCGCTCTGTGTATGATCAAGAAGTCTGACCGGCTGGTATCTGAGAACTCCGCCCAGGCTTCGGCGCGGCCGGGCCAGTGCTCAACCAGCCCCGCAAACCCCTGGATGACCCCGTCGTCCCGTATCGCGGTGAACCCGTGAGGACAGGCAGCCAGGGCGTCCACTGCGGCCGAGGAGAGGTACTCCCGTAGGTGCTGGGTCGCTGCTTGTTCCCGTATCTGATCCCAATGGGTCTTCTCGAACTTGATTATTTGGAGCATTAAGTATCCTGTAAATGCATTCGGGGAGCGATGGCCAGGATTGTACCCGGTAACGGCTGATCCTGCCTCCAGCTGAACATGTTCTCATAATCGTAATCGGCATCAAGGTTCTCGTTTATTATCCCGGAGAACAGGGCCGGCGCTTGCCCACTCAGGTCTGTGGAGGTGCGAAAGGTCAATTCGTCCATCTCGTCGAAATTCATCCCAATCTTGAGCCCGAGGGTGCGATGCACCAGTAGACCTACCCTGTGAGTTCGCCTCTGCTTACTCAGTGCCGCGCCATCAGAAGACCCCGCCTCCACTCTCAGCATCTGCCCGTCACTGTTGTAGTTGTATCCCACATGAATTGTACTGGCAGCGGTGGCCAATGTGATCGAGCCTGAACTTACTACCACATCGGGCCTCACCGCGCCGTCCGCGAGAACACCCAATGTTTCCCCCTCCAGGTGATCTAGGCCCGAGACGGTGGTAGTAGACACCCCATCATACGAGAGCCCACAGTCGACGAAGAACGCGTCCTCCTGGGGCATGTCATCTGTGAACTCCTTGGTGATGTACTCGATGTATCGGACAGCCGCACCGTTGACCCATCTCTGGGCGATCAGCCACACCTCTGCCCGTGAAGCATCAGGTGCGGGTATGACGGCGATGCTCTCCACGAGCGGATCTGTCCCGGAGGCGTCACTTACACCACCCAGGGGGTGTCTATGCCAGCCGACCTTAACCACCTCTGCATCGCGGGAGTAAGTCATACCGAGTAGTTGGCCGTCGGCTCTTCGTGCCCATATGATTGATCGAGGCTCCTCCTGCCTTGCGAACTCTTGTATGCCTCCAGTTGGCATGTGATCCGCCAACAGGGTTAAATCTGGAGCCTCAAACCCGTCGGCAGAGAAGAAATACCTCAACTCCCTGACCCTCCGGTGAGACCTCTGTGCGAATACCACAGACTTTCCCGCAGGAACCGCCTGCACGTCTGCACTGCCGTAAGTTGTCGTCTGTTTGGCGGTGATGTTCGTTGCAGAAAGTGCCTCACCCTGGGACGATGGCCTCACGATCCACTCACCCCCTGACGTGCCGACCAGGAGACCTTTCTCGTCGGTGATCATCCACCTTATCTGGTTCACTTGGTTAGCATTTAAGGTGAACGCTACCGCATTCGCGTCGGTAACCGCACCGTCGAGGTCTGTTGGTGCAAAGTTTTCATACTCACTGGAATTACTACCATCGAGTCTCTGGGGGTACTCAGTGGCACCGGCAAACATCAACCGATCTTCGTAGAAGGTCACCAGTGCGGGGAACCCGGTCGTCTCAGACCACACGCCCAGTCTCCAGGTCACTTTGGCACCAGTAGTGGTCAGCGTCTCCTGTATGTCGATGGTGACCACCGTAGCGGACGTGTAGCCTACGATCTTGACCCAGCCCCACTTGGTGCCCTGCTTGAGTCGTATGAACCGCCCGACGTCCGTTGACTGGAATCCCGTATCAGTGTTGATGCCGGTGATGGCTGACGCGGTCAGTGTGCGCCCTGCTCCAGTAGCATGGCTGGGGGTCAGGGTTGTAGTCGTCCTGTTGGTCGTTAAGTACGGCCCGTCCTCGAACTCTATCTCAGTCAGCGTCCAGGTCGTGTGACCGGTGCGAGACAGCTTCCGGGGGGCATAGCTCGGGTGGGTAATGAACAGCACATCTGCGGACTGGGTGAACCTTAGCCGGGGTAGGTCTGCCTCTAAGTAGGGGGAAATGATCTCATAGGGGGCGGCCACGTCTCTTGTGGTAGTCCCATCTGACGTGTAAGCGCCGTAACCGGTGCTGTTGATGCCCGATAACTCGAACGTCCCCGCTGCGTGGTCAGTGTTCGCTACCGTGTAGGAGTTACTGTTCAACTCAGTCATCCCTACCACACCTGAGATGGTCACCGTGACTCCATTCGGGTACACGTGACCGGCAGCTGACACTACCGCAGGGTTTGCCTGAGTGACCCCCGTGATCGTTCGGTTGGTGTCTGCGATCTGCCCATTGCTCCGGTAAAACCTGAAGTATAGGTTTCCAGATTCAATGATGTATGCCTGGGCAGTGGAGAACTCAAAGTTTATGAGCCGGGTGGCTTTAGTCGAGTCCTTGACTTCTGCCACGAAGTATGTACCTGATCTCCGCACCAAGGGGCCTTGGATGATTGGCACGTAATTCGAGAGGAGGTTGAGACCTGTTTTATATCGTGCAGTGTCCACCCGACCGCCGAGACGGGGCGAGAACTCACCTCCGCCAAAGTTCGTTTGTAAGAATGTTACTCTTGGCATGGTATTAGTTCCTCGCGGTTAACCATTCGCTATCAGGTGCCACCACCGGGATCGTCATGAACGCTGAGGACTTCTTTACCGTCCGCATATACCGGGCCTCTGCTGCCTCAAGCGCCCTGAGTTTGGTGTTGGACTGAGTTATGGCTTCACATGTCTCACTTGCCAGACGGAGGGACAGCAGCTCCCTGAACATCGGGGACATAAGTGTCGGGTCTGTGATTCTGGATACGTACCGGATGTTCAGTGGCGCGGCGTCATCGGTGATAATCTCCCGGCCTTCGATCGACCAGTCCCGATCCACGTTGTTGTCGTTAGGGTCAGGAGGGGCTAAGCCGATGAAGTCGCTGGGCACAGGGAATGCCATTGTCCGGTTGAATAGGGGGGCGGTTCCACTTGCGGCAAGGGCTGCACGTTTCACCGCGAACTTCCACATGAAGGACTCGTAGAGGGCGTCCCTTACAGGCTCATACGCAGTACTCATCTCTCTCGCGTTACGGTTGTCCTGTGAGAGGCTGGTGATTCTCTTTGCACCAAGGAGCTGGAGCGCCCTGTTGGCTATGCTCGTCTCTGACGCCATGGCTAATTCCTGTTGATCAGTGTCCCCAGGTTGGTGAGGAATAGTGGTGAGTGGACTTGTGCGTCGACTTCGGGTGCCCCACCATACAGCACACCTGGATACCCCCACAACAGCTGTTGGCGGTCTCCTTGTGAGAACGACGCGGTCTCATCCAGAACCACTGGTGCCTGCCACACTTGGTGAAAGGCCATCACGGCCATCTTCTCATCGTTGGTAGTGATGGCCATCTACTAAAACGCGGATATGCGTTGCCCCAGTATCTCTGAGTACTGCCACATGATGTCGTTTTGGACTTTCAGTCGCTCTTGCTCGTCCGCATCAATGGCGTCGAACTGGGGGTTGGTGCCGATGAATTCGCTGAGCTTTCGGGCTTTCTCATCAAGTTCACGCTTCTCATCGACTACTCGTTTTTGGTGCGCTTCCATCTTGTATTCCTCGAATTAGGTAGTAGTTAAGGGCCAGTAACAATCTCTGCGATGGTAACCGTCCCCGCCGCCTCCGACGTAGTAGATTTGTGGTCTACCGACGATCCGGCATCGTCATAGAACTGGGTGGTAGTCCCGTCGTTGTCCTTTTTGTTCCGGGTCAACTTATAAAGATAGTAGATTTTAGTG